TTTGTAGCGAACAAGTTGATGGAACTTATTTAGTAAGTATTGATTTAGTTGAGCAATTAAAAGATAACGAAAATATTAAAAAAGTTGATTGGACTAAATTAGAAGCAATTAATTCTACTCAAATAAACACTAAAATTATTATTGTATAATGACACAATTTGACATTCTTTTATGGCTGGTCTCGGGGTTGATAGCCATCTTATCTTTTATCGGAGCATTAGGGGTTAATGCTTTGATGAAGATGAGCAAAGACTTAAATGAAATTAAAACTATGGTAATGGTCCAGGACGTTAAGCACGATTCTTTGGAACGTAGAGTTGTACAATTAGAACATAAGAAATGAAAAAATATAGCATCGAAGAAATAAAAGCACAATATTTATTAAACAAATACAAATGGTTTAGTGATATTAATTTTGTTGGCATACGTTCAAAAGCTGATTTGCCTAATGTATTCGATGACTTATTCGGAGTAATTAATAATGATAAAATAGAATGGTTTACTTGTACAACTAATCCTGGTGTTCATTGGTTAAAGAACTTATTTAGTCTAAAGGGAGCAGCATTACTAAAGCCAGCTCAATACGTTGATACTTGGAGAATAGGAATGCACCAAGGCAAGTATGAAGCGTTTTGTCAAGTCAAGCCAGTAACTGTTTATCGGGATAAAAACTTAAATGATAAAGCAGAAGAAAATCAAACTTTAGATACGGGATTATTTGGTATCAATATACACAGAGCAAACGAAAAATCAATATCTACAATAATAGATAAATGGAGTGCTGGTTGTCAAGTGCTGAATAATCCCGCAGATTTTAAAAAAATTTTAACTTTGGCTAAGGAATCAAAAAAATTAAATTTTACTTATACTTTATTAAAAGAATTTTAAAATGGACCAGGTTTCTATTATTGGCATAGTAGTCGCCTTAATAGGTGTACTCAAAGGTAAAGATGTTTGGGATTACTTCAAAAGTAGGAATGAGTTAAAAGCTTCAGGTAATAACAAAGTAATTACAATTTATGAAGATCAGATTAACGAATTAAAAAAAAGAATAGAATTATTGGAGCAAAGGATTGAAATGTTAATTGAGAAACTACAAAGTAAGATAACTAAAAGTCGAGGAAAAAAAGAATGAAAAATTTTATAAAACAAATCTTATCAGATGAAACAGGAACAATTTCGAGTAAACGAGTATGTGGAATTATATGTACTATTATGTTATGCTCTACTCTTTTTGCTAATCAGTTTACACCCGAACACATAAAGCCATCGGATACCTTAGTTGAATGCGTAACTGCATTAGCTTTTGGATGTTTAGGATTAACCACTATTGATAAATTTAGTACAAGAAAATGAAAAAAATAAAAGAGAATAAAGTTTTAATAATATTTATTACATCAATAATTTTGTGGGTTTGTTTTTTTTCACATTGTGTTAATTAATATACCTGATAACTTTGTCATGTTCAATAAATCAATTATTTTGTGCATAATAACATTATGTGTTCATTTACTAATTGTTTGGTTTTTATATTCGCCTTACAACGAATTAGGAATAATTAAAAACTTTAGAAATGAAGTAGATAGTTTAAATAAAGTTAATGATAGCTTATATTCCGATATAAAAAAGAATAAAATTATTATAAATAAATACACTCAGGAGCTTAACGTATTGGAGAATAAAAAACAAACAGTAATAATTAAATATAAAACAAAAGTAAATGAAATTGATACGCTTAATAATAATAACCTTGTTGCTGAATTTGACAGCATATTCTCAAAGTTTAATTATAAATAATAAAGATACTTTAATTTGTTTTAGTTCCGATAAAGCTAAGTTCTTAGCAAAGCAATATCATAAAGCTGAAACCTATTATTTATCAGATTCATTATGCCAGCAACAACTAATTTTCAAAGGTAACCAGGTTAATTTATATAAAAAGAATGAAGATAAGTTACAAACTATTATCGGAAACCAAGTAACTATAATCAAATTTAAGGACGAAGAAAACAAATCACTAACTATTCAGATGAAAGGTTTAAACCTAGAAGTAAAGAAACAAAAGCGGTTAAAAGGAATAAGTATTATTTTCGGAGTATCCTGTTTAGTTTTTGCTTTAATTAAATAATGCGATATATATCAGTTTTCAATACATTTGTTATATAAACGTTCTTTGAGCATCCCCTCAATAAGAATAAGATAATTAATTGCATCACCTATTTTCTCTTCAATATATTTATCGGTATAGTTTACAGCTCCATTATCAACAGAATCCAAAGTATCTTTAATAGATTGAAAGTGTTTAACAGCAAATTCCCAAGCTATCTTTTCTGGGCATGTATGAAAGCTTATACCAACTGACTGTTTAAAATTATGGAACTTATCGGAATCAGTAGAATATTCTTTGCCTTTCGATAACATAATTAACTTAATCAAATCAATTCTTTTTTCAATAACTTTGTTAAAATCGGTTACATTCATTTGAATCCTTTATTTTCTATTAAATAATCGTATAACTCTTTTATATCTTTATACTCCTCGTTTAGATCTGGTGTTCCATACATACCATTCATCTCGTATAGGTAATAACACAAATGATAATCGCCATTTTCGGTTAATACTTCAGTCCAAAGTAAATCAGTAACTCTAGTAATTTCATCAAAGAACTCTACTATGTCAATTTTTAATTTATACATTTCATCTACTCTATTATTATGACTTATTTGTAAATCAATAATTTGTTTAAATTTTTCGTAATTCATATTTTTATTTGTTGGTTAATTTCTACATTAAGGTTGTTTTTGTGGATTATACTACTTACTTCCATCTTGTAATTGCATATCATTATTATTATCTATTTTCCGATATCCTTCCGACCATAAAGTTTTAGTTAAAATTACGCTGAGCTTCACGATGTCATCTTCTTCCAGTTCAGGAAGTAGTATATGTAAACTTTCATGAGTTAATATCTCAAGGTGCTTTTTACCTTTCAATCGTATGTCAAGTTCGATAAGATTAAGTCCACAATGAGCCAGTCCCCAAATATTCTCTCTGCCAAGTTTTAAATATTTAACTTTAATTTTCTTATTCATATTATAAATTTAAAAATATGTTCTATTATTGGTAAAGTCCAACCATCGCCAAGTAAACTGCCAGCTTTTGCAGTTGTGAGTATGTCGCAATAATCATCAGGGAAACCTTGTAAACGGCACATTTCAATTTTGTTTATTGTTCTAACTATTTTGTTTTCTTGTATTAAAGTTAGCATTCCTGTTGTTTCGTTTCGGTGTTTTAAATATTCTTGTTTTGAGCCGTTTCCATTCCAAGTTTTTAAACAAACGTGTTTGTCGGTATCTACATAAATTAAAGAAATAAAATTATTTGTTTCACCTCTTAACCTTAAGTATTTTTGTGCTTTATCACTTAAATTATCTTTAAAATTATGTTTTGAAATAGTGCCTTCCATTAAACAATTTGCTTTTATTCTTTCAACACGTCCGCCTGTAACAATATCTTTAAACATAATTCCTTTGTCTTTTGGCTGTGGAATATCAGTAACAATATCAAACATAGTTTCTTTCGTTTTTATGTTACTCCAATAATATCTATCTCTTAATTGAGCAGTTACTAAACTACTATTTATTCTAACAGGATAAACTCCTAAAGCTCTACTCATAATTCCAACGTCTAACTTTGAAGCTGAACCAACATTTTCTTGTAAAAATAAAACCTTTGAATTAAGTTTTTTTATATGTTCTAATATTTCTACAAACACAAAGAACAAACTGCTTTTACTTCCGTTTATTCCAGCTCTTTTACCTGCTGCTGATAAATCTTGACAAGGTGACCCACTTAATATTAAATCAATACTTTGCCAATCAATATCCCATTCTCTCCATTTAGTAACATCTCCTACTTGAATAGTATCAGGAAAATGATGTTGCGTTAATTCAATAGCATAAGGTTTAATTTCACTTGAATAGTATTTATTAACTTTTATACCAATATTTTCTAAGGCTTGTCTACCTGTATTCATTCCATTAAATAAACTAACTACATTCATATCAATAAAAGTTTGTACAGTTGCCGTTAAAGTTAACAATTATATCGCTTAACGCTCCGTTCCTATGTTTAGCAACTATCAATTCTGCCTTACCAATAGTTGAGTTACCAGCTCCATCATCCATTATTCCATAATACTCAGGGCGATAAATAAACATAACCATATCCGCATCCTGTTCAATAGCTCCCGAATCTCGCAAATGTGATAGCATTGGTCGTTTATCATTTAGCTTTTCAACCTCCCTACTTAACTGGCTTAATAATATAATAGGTATGTTTAGTTCTTTTGCTAATCCTTTTAATGCACCGGATATTTCAGCAACTTGATCGTTGGTACTTTTGTTATTATTACCTTTGTCAATAAGTCCAATGTAGTCAATAACTATCATGCTAATATCTTTATCTCTCTTTAATTTACGAGCCTTTACTTTAATAAAATTTATACTTATACCGCTTTTATCTTCGATGAATAATTGTGAGTTCGATAACTTAAAGGTTTCGTTTTTATAAAGTTCTTTTTCATAAGGATTCATTTTTTCTTTTAAAAATTTATAAAGTGGAATACTTGTAATTTGTGAACACATCCTCGCATATAGTTGAAGCTTAGACATTTCTAAACTAAAAACTAAAACCGATTTATTTTGATTTAATACCGAATTAACAAATTTAAGCATTAAAGAAGTTTTACCCATTCCTGGCCTTGCTGCCAATATAATTAAATCACTATTTTGCCACCCCGAAGTAAGTTTATTAAGTTCACTAAATCCAGTATCACAACCAATTAACTCGCCATCTGTTAACTTATCAATTTTGTCTAAATGCTTGTCCATTTCAATAGCACAATCTAAAGCAGTAAAAGTTTTACTAATAGAAATCTTATTAAATATCTCGTTTGTATTCTTTTCGTTATCAGCTAAAAGTTCAAAAACATCGCTTGTTGATTCTTGAGTTTTTTCTAACAGTTCTGCAAGCTTATACATCATTTTTCTTTTAATGTAAAATTCGCTTAAAATTAGTATTTTCTCATCGAACCTATTTAGGATAGCATCATTAGTAAGCAAGGATAGGTCGTAAAAGCTAATAGGATTGATTTTAAGCGTACTTTCTAATTCGTTTGATACATTTATAAGGTCGATAGTTTTTGATGCGTTATTTAAGCTTAAAATAGCTTTTGCAATTAATTGGTTTTTTTCATCATAAAACAACTCTTCGTGAAATAGTTCCTGAATGTATTTGAATTCACATGAATTAATCATTAATCCTCCGAGAAA